CTTCTCATACTAGATACATCAGATAGTCTATATTAGTCACTCATTTAAATGTACATCCATAGGCTATATACGGAGTTCCTCTTCATCATGAGAGATCACATGGTATTATATATCAGTTTCAGTTCATGTTTCCTATCATATATACTTGCTCATTCCGTGCAGTCATTCAGATTACATCCATGTTTATATCATTTTCCCATCACATATATTTAGCTAAACTATATCTGACCACTCTCTCATAGTTATCATTTCTAAACCATTCTCCACTCCAACCATATAAAGTCTGAAATGATGCAGCCTTTTCCCAGTAATACTCTCAAATGTCTACTAATTTTCTATCTGCATTTATAGGTAGATAATTATAGGCATCATTATATCACAAAACATTAAGGTCTAGCGTTCAGCTACTCCAAGTATAAGTTGTAGATCATGCAGGAGGAGTGACTGTAAATTGAAGAGTTAAAAAGTTATAATCATCTCGTGTTGTGGCAAGTGGTATATCTAATTTTATATACTTGGCATTTGCATCATCTAATTGGTCTGTGATTTCTATATCCTCATCATCGTTACTAAAATAGGCTTCCATCATTTCTGTTTCCGCATTATACCAATATCTAGGCTTTTGTATACTTGCTCTTGTAAGAGTAAGATGTCACTGAGTCTCTCGGTCTCTATTATATGCCATAATATTTAGTTTAGCTCTTGTTAATCATTGCAATCAGTTTAATCTTAATCTTATATAAGTGGTTTTACTGCTGCCGCTCTTTTTCCACATTCCAGTATTTGAATTATAAGTCCAGTCCGAACTGCTCCATATCTCATCTGAGCTTGGCACATTATATTCTATTGCAGAATATACATATCTACTCCTATCAGTAAATACAGTGAAATATTTTAGTACACCATTTTCATATTTAGATATTAGCTGTTTTTCTGTTCCCCATTGAGCAGGAGCATAAGTCCCTCTTTGTCCATTATAACTCACATCATAAGATGGAAAATTGCTAGCTATGCCCGCTTTTACCAGCACCTCTTCTCATGAGCTTATATCATACACATTTCAGTCTGTTTTTAGAATTAAGTTTCATGTCTGATCTACTAATACTACTCAGCTTTGAGAGACATCTACAGGATCACTCCATGCAGTCCCTTTTACACTCTTAGAGCTTGAGAATATATCTAGATTCTTACTCTTTAGAAATCAAGGCTGATTTGAGTATTTATCTGTTTGCTGTCATGCTGGTAATCAGCTTGTATAATAGTTTAGGTTATCTACTGCCATTATCTTTGTAAATCAGAATAATAAATATTATTTGTTCTCTCTGCTATATATCTTCTCATTACCTCTTTTCTATTCTCGTATTCCTGCTTTTCTCTATCAGCTTTCTCAAAATCCTGTTTATGTTCCCATAGCTCTTTCTTTACTCAGTGCATTAGCACATCGTAGAAATCCTGCAGATCTTCATGTCATGGAAATATCACACTTTCATCATCTGTTAGCTCTACATTGTTTATAGCTTGGATTCACTCTATCTGTAATCCTCATTCTATATCCTCTTCAGGTGTCCAGTTCAGAAATATATGGTTATCTTTTAGTACCCATCATTTGTATCAGCATCTTTCCTCTAGGTCTGCCAATTCTACTAATTCATCCTTGAAAGTATCATTAGTCCAGATGCTGACTTTCTTTACCTTTTCTATTCATGGCACATAGATAGTCTCTCAGTCTTTGATATAGCTTGTCTCTTTTCTCTCTACTTTATACTCTCTAGCTCATGCTTGTAGATCAGTATTCCACCATGTCCAAAAGTAGTCCTCATCTATATGGACTATCATTCTGTATAGTTCTTTGTAGATACTATTCAGCTTTTTTAGAGCTTTTTCGTATGGATAGTTAGCAGTAGAAGTATTAGTATCTTCGTATGCTTCCTTTAGGATTTCTTGGATTGTCATTACTCAATAATAAATAATAAGTTAAAAGTCTGACTATTTATTAAAGAGGGGAGGAGTAAGTCCTCCCATCCTTACTAGGCAATAGCAGTTACTTCAGCCTTGTAAAGTTGCTCAGCATTCTGGTCAAATACTTTTCCTCCGTGAGCTACTTGTCCTAAAATGTTGTAGTACATTCCAGCTTCAGCTTCAGTTACCTTAGCTTTCACTAATTGTCTTACATAGTTATAAGATTTAGCTCTGAAAGCATAGATATTTGTAGAAGTGATTAGGTTAGATTCAAAGATAGAGAATCCAGCAAATTTACCTAGCCATCCCTCTACGATAGAGTCAGCTGCCACTTCAGTTCCGCTAAGGATTCCAGCTTGAGCGATTACTGCTGATACTTCAGGAGATACGATCAAGATTCTGTTATCCATAGGTACTTCAGCTTTAGATAACTGAGTTCTAAGTCCCATAATATCTTTAGCTACAGTGCTTACAGACATAGAAGCGATAGTAGTCACCTGAGAAGAGTGAGCTGTAAAGAAAGCATCAAGCATAGTGATAATAGATGTTTCCACGGCTGTATCTATTCCCTCTACTAGATCCTTTACTCTGTTTCCTTTGATAGAGTATAGAGTTTGGATTTCTTCTAGGTCTGAGAATTTTTCTCTGTACTGATGCAATTTGTTAATTACTAGGTCAGAGTGAGTAATAGTTCTATCAGAAGCTGTAATGTCTTGGATAGAAGTAGCTCTCAAGTCTCCGCTGTTCTGAGCTGATACATCAGTTAGAGTGATTTTAGGTGATACAGGTACTCTTACAGTATCTCCTCCAGCTTTAAGCTGTCATTCAAATTCGTAGTTAGCGAATCTCATAAAAGGAGTTTTTGGAGAATCTGATAATTTTCTGCGAAGTTCAGCCTCCAAGATAAGTCTAATTTTGTCAGTGTTTGCCATTTTTAAATGAATAAACTAAATAAATGATTTAGTTCTTCATTCATTGTTGTTTAGTCTAGTCTACTTTGATACTTGCTTTCCCAGATTTAATATCAGCCTCGGCTTTTAAATATTCCTCTCTAGGTAATACAGCAAGTTCAGCCTCAGTCCACACCTTTTTTGGTTGGTCTGCTTTCTTCTCCACTACTACTTCTTTTTCAATAGTAGGTTCTAGTTCAGGTTTTTTAGCCATACTTACTAAATTAAAGAATTAAATCTGCTTGATTTCTCATTTCTCAATCCTGCTTGCTATTTCGTTATATGCACTAGGATTTTTATCTGCTAAATCAGCAAGTTCATCGAACGAATACTCTCTCTTTTCGATGTCTGAGTCCAACTTTTCTCTTCATGGATTAGGATTACTAGAACCACTTTCATGATAGTCAGCCACTCTATAAGCCTGCTCCCAAGTCAAGTTTGGATTAGCTTCACGAATCTGTTGGATTTCTGCAGGAATCTCATCAAATCCATGTTTAGCTTTGAAACTTACTTTTTCCTCAATAGTTTTCTCTAATTCAGCCCTGTCTTCATCAGATGCTTGCCTTTCAGCTAGATCTTTTTGTTTAAAGGCTTCTTTAGCTTGCTTTTTCTTCTTGTCATACATTTCCTTTGAGACATAGTTTTCCTCTAGGTCTTCTTTAGAGATGTAGTTCTCAGAAAGCTCTTCTCTTGAGATAAAGTCCGCTTCGTTGAAGTCCCTCTCGCTTCAATCATCCATAATGATTTTTGCCATCGTTGTTTAGTTTACCAAATAAAATGATGTTGATTAGTGGTCATCCTCCACCGATATATCAGTGTTGTTACTGATCCTTGTTAGGAGATAGTGCGGAATTGTCAGAATATCATCTATTACCTCTAATTCTTTCAAATCCATGTCTCTCTTGTTGTAGATGGTCTTACTCCTATCCTCACTTACTCATGATAGAATGCCAGCTTGTAGTTCTTCTTTCCTATCCTTTAGATAGTCATTGATAAGCCTCCAAAAGTCTGATGTCATTCAGTCTTTTATCTTTCACTCATCCGTTTTATTCAGTTGTAGGTATGTCATTTCATGCAGTAGGTCATAAAGCTGTTGGTGTATTGTTTGCTTGGTTACTTTGTGAGATATAATTACTTACCAGCTGATTTGTGCTTGCATCCTGTCAAGGCATCATTCATCACATCATAGCCTGCTGATTTAATTGTCCACTCAATAACAAAGCCTGTTTTCTCTTCATTATTGCCTTAGCTTTTGCTTTTGTATCCAATGCTTGCTGATACACCTGTATATATATCTTATGATTTTCTCACATATCTCTTATCTCATCCACATCCTCATCGTTATTCAGTAGCTCTAGGTCAGACATCGCTTTATCATATTCAGGCGGATAGTCATAGATTGAGTTTACTAGCTCTCAGTCCATTCACATCACCTTAGCAAAGTCTCTAGTTAGCTGTATCTTTCCAAATTCGTTAGCAGTCTGCATTAGTGGTTGATAACTTGCCATGTATGCTGCTTTATTTGCTTCATCCTGTTCCTTTTTATCTAATAATGTCACCAGTGTCATGTGTAGATCTACCTTAGTGTTCAAATCTTTACCCATCACTGTAAATGTAACATCTCAGATTCAGTTATTCAGAGTGATATTCTTCTCTGATTTCATCTTAAAGTTTTTCTGATATGCTCTATACCATAGCACATCCCAGTATCTTTTCTCTCCTCGTAGAAATACCTTAAATATTGTAGATAGTCTGACATTCTGATTAGCTTGTAATAATTCTGACTGAGTAGCCGTAATAGTTCTTGAATACACTCCAATACTCTGCTCATCAAATCAGACTTCTCTTGTACTTTTTTGGTCTATCATATTCTTTAGATTATATCAGTCTCCACTTCATGAAGTCTGAGTCTGAACATTCTCTATGATTTTCCTATTCTCTAGATTTCCTTTACTTGCTACATATTTCCTTTTTCATAGTTTCCTATGAGCTAGCTCTTTTCAGTCTACCATGTCAGAGTTATAGACTGTTATTCAGCTAAATGTTTCCTCGTGTATTTTATCTATTAGCAAGTTCATAATACTTTCCTCACTCTCTTGATTATCCTTAGCCAAATCTCATACACACAATCCATAAGGATCTCATCTCTTAGGCAATAGCCAGCTGTGTACTACAGGACATGGAATCAGTGTAGGATCTTTTTTCTCTTCAGCTCTTACTGCTTCTATCTCCTCACATCTGATTAGCAATGTTCTGTCATTAGCCCACTCAGTCAGATACCATCTACCATTGAATTTAGTAAAGTGTCTATACACTGAATAAGCCTTGAGCGGAGATTTTACAGTAGGGAAGAAATCATCTATACCATAT